GATCATCCGGACGAGTTCGTCTGCCTCTAGTTGGATAAATGGGTACTCGCTCGTATCGATTTCACGGCCAGCATCCTGTTTGGGATTCTCGGTTTGTTCCGATTCGGCGGTCTTCGATGAGGCCAATAATTCTAGGACTTCATCGGAGACTTTGACAGTTGATTCGATGATGTAATTCTTATCTTGCTTGTCAATGTCCATAGCGCTTATGGCGTTGTGTATTGCGTAACGCAGTTGTTGGTCCCCTACGAGATAGCGGGTCATGGTAATTCCTTTCAATCGGTGGTGACTTGGGTCAGTCCTCACATTTCTCCCTTGGTGGCAGACTGTGCACAGCCAGCCTGTATCCGCAGTACGGGCAGGTCACGTAATATGTGCCCACCGTCTCGCCGCAGTGGGTGCACTCTACATATCGGATTGCTCTGCTCATTTCGTGTCCTCGCTTTGATTCGGTACTTCCGTGGGCATGTTGCCGGTGTAGCCGAGCAGGGAACGGCAGTGGTCGGCTGTATTTTCGTATGCGGTGACTTGGCTCTTCGCGACACCGTATGTGTCCATGTCATGCTGCATTAGAAGAGTGCTCGCCAGTCTCAGGTCTTCCGCTGCTAGCTGTTCGCACCAGTCGATGATCTCGTTGAGCGTCTTGTCTTTCTCGGTGACGTTCCTTGCCATTAGTACACGCCCCATTCGTCGCCGGTCTGGTTGAACGAGCTGGTCGGGCCGAACGTGTCGGTTCCCGGCCACTGGTTGCCGGACTGCTGAGTTTGCTGAGGCTCCTGCTTCTTCGCCTTGAGCATGGCGAGACTAATGGTCGCGTGTTCGATGACGAAGTCGGTGCGCGGCTGACCGTGATTATCGGTGCCGGTCTTCCATTTCAGGACACCCTCGACCCTTACCGGTGTGCCCTTGCGCAGCATGCGTTCGTAGGTTTCCGCAAGTCTCAGGTCATACTCGAAGATCGTCGCCCACATGGTGTCGTGGTCAACCCACTGTTTTGTGGTCTTGTCCATGTGTCCGCCTGTGGCGGCGACTCGGATAAGCATGTAGGGGGTGCCGTTGCGGGTTTGTTTGCGTTCGGGGTCTGCCGACAAGCGTGCGAGCGGCAGTGTGATTGTTGGGTCATTCATCGTTGATCGTTGCTCCTACGGGTAGTGGTGTGATGTCGGGGTTGAAGTAGTAGCGGTTGCCTACCTTGATGTATGGCAGTCGTTTCTCACGGCAGTATCTGCGGACGGTCTGGATGTTGAGGTGCCAGCGTTCTGCGTACTGCTCCGTCGTTGCGGTGTAGTCTTTAGCGTACATGGTTTAAATATACATCAGATTGTTATTAATTGCAAGTAGCATATGTAGCATATATAATATATATATGCGCACTGGAGCCGTGCGCACCAAGATCAAATAAGATAGTAATAGGAATAAAGTAAGCGCCTCCCCCGAGAGAACAGAAGAGAGGCGCTAACAGAAAGGTGGAAACGTGTCCGATACGAGTATAGCACAGAACTCGGGTTTTTCGATGTTACCGAATTGGGCGGTGGATGATGACCGGTTGGGCGGCTACGACCTGCTGGTGTACATGGCGCTGATACGTCACGCCGACAACACCGGCGTCTGCTGGCCCAGCTTGGAGCGGCTGGCGAAGATCGCGCGTTGCTCACAGCCCACGGTATCCAAGAGCCTCAACGTACTGGAACAATTGGGGTACATCCGACGGGTCAAGTCCGATGGCAGGGCCAACCGGTATCACGTCTCGCTGTGGAAGCCCACCCCAAAACAGGGTTATGACCATGCACCGACCCCAAAACCTGCTTTTGACCCCTCAAAACCTGCTTTTGACCCACCCCAAAACGAGGTTTTGACGAACAATACCCAAGAGAACAAAACCCAAGAACAATACTCGCGTGACGAAGAAAAAATAACAGTCGCCTGCCATTCGGTGGATACCCTCAAGGCTCTTATGGCGTTGTGGCCAAAGAAGTGCAGGGTCTCTAACGAATTTCTCATGTATTTCAACACGGCTTACGACGAGGTTGGTGCCGATGCGCTTATGAGGGCGGCGAAGCGTTTCGTGGAATCGTGCGAGGGTACGCCATTGCAGTACGTGCGGACTCTGCCCGTGTGGCTGGCCAACCCGGTTAATTGGAGGGTTCAGAAGCGGGAACAGCGGAGCGAAGCGCAGCTGTCGAATTGGATGTCCCATAGGCTTCCCGATTCCATGTCCGCCGACGTGGCGACCGTTCTGCGTGCGAGGCGTGCGTATTGGGGTGCCACCGGTGGTGTGGAGGCTTTGGAAAGGGAATTCTTCCCAGACGAAGTTAAGAATGTGGGCAATTTGCAACAAGAACCAACAGTGTGATATAATATCTATATCACACATTGCATAGAAAGGATGCATATGAAGATCTACACAAACCGATACCACGACTTCAACCCGTCACAAGGCATACCGGTACGCATAACGTACGGTTCACCACGATGGCGACTCACATACACAATCGCAGCATCGGCGAAAACAGTGACGCCGGGCCGATGGTTCATGGAAGGAACAGACGAAGAATTCACCGAACGGTATCGTGCCATGCTGGACTCACACGGGGTCGCCCGCATCAGAACGGAACTTGAAACGATATCGCAACTCAACGGAGGTAAAGACATCGTGCTTCTATGCTTCGATGACGTAAGAAAAGGCTTGTGCCACCGAACGATTTTCGCCCAATGGTGGCAGGAAAAGACCGGTGAAGAAGTCAAGGAATTACAAAAAGGTTTGGAGGCCGCCCAAAATGTGCTATTCTAATGACCGTTGCTATTCCGCCCCTAGCTCACCGGATAGAGCGCCCAATCTCGAATTGGGAGGCACCAAGTTCGACTCTTGGGGGGCGGTCTGATGGCAGGTTTCAACTCACCGTCCATACTGTTCCTCAACACTTGGGATAAGCCCGAACGTGATTGGAACGGGAATCTGTTTAGGCAGGCACCCGCGTCAGGGTATACGCGATACGTCGAACTGTACGCCGGAGCCTTCGCAAACTGCATGGTCGCCGTGGAGAACGGCTGGAAACCGGAGCAAATCGAGGCGTGCGACGTGTGGGCGTACACCGCAGCGCTCGGATATGCGTACAGCGGTAAGCCTCTCACCGAAATGCGGGCAATGATTGACGGTTCTCCAGTGACGCTCTCCGGGAACGCTGCGGATGACGCGGCTACCGTAATCATGGCGCAATACCGTATGCGTCTCAGCAAGCACGATGATGTCGATTACTACCGTGAACTTCTGGCTGATCTTGACATCAACGATTCGGAACACGTCGGCCAGCTACGGGAGCGAATCGCAGCGAATATGGTCAGACTTGGTGGGCTGAGATACGAGGCCACCGACCCGATGAAGTACGCGGAACGCATCATGGACGACCCGCACACCATCGTGTTCGCCAATCCTCCTACGTATCCGGGAGCTTATGAAAAGTTCTTCGAGACCGGGGGTAGATTCCAATGGGCGGAACCTGAATACAACGTGTTCAACGCGCCCGTCGATATTCCCAAGCTCTGCAAGCTGTTCGATGGGCGTAAGGCGTTGCTGATCTGCCAGCAGCAGCAAACGCCCGGAAACGCCGCAACTGATAGCCCGGTCTACGCTAGGCGTCTGGGTCTGGACAGTGTGATTTACATGAATTCCAACCGTCCGAACGAGGTCAAACGTCTTGTCGGCGGGAACATGGTGACTGTGGCGTCGTCGAAATCGGCAGAGATACCGATACCGATATTGCCCAGAGATCATCAGATTACCGAACGTTCCGAAATCAAGGTCGTACCGTTACGCGATAGCGCGGCCCAAGACTCGTATCTGCAAGTGATGCGGCATAGGATATCGGGAAACGTGAGCCCGATGTGTGTTCTCGTACTAATCGACGGTTACGTTGCCGGAATCATCGGATATGGTTTGCCAAATCCCATGTACACGATTCGCTACGCGGTATTGCGTCAAGCATTCGGGGTATCCCACGAACGGTATCGGCTTACGAAGATGGTCACGATGATAGCGTTACGTCGTTCCACGTTCCAGCTCTGCGCTACGCCCAAGACACAGATACTCGTCGATGCGTGCGATGGGCTGGCAACCGTTGAGTACACGCGATACCCCGAAGCCAAGGGACTTCGCGGCCTGATGAAACTGGACAGACGCGACCGTAAAAACGGACAGTACCAATTGCAGTATAAGAGCGATTGGCACGAAGAGATCGGCTTAAGGAACATTCTCGGACAGTTCCTAACCAAAGAGAACAGGAGGAAATAATGGCCGATGTCGACACGTCGCAAGAAATGACCATAGCCGACGGTTTGGTAATCAAGTGGGTTGACGTGGTCAATCTCAAGGAACAAGACCTGAACGCGCAGGTCATGGAACCACGTAAGTTCGACGCGCTGACCCAGAACATCAAGCTACGAGGGATGTTGGAGTCATTGCCGTACTGTTCGCAACCGAACGGAGAAGGGCCGATAAGTATTGTTTCCGGCCATCATCGTACAAGAGCCGCCGCCCGCGCCGGTATCCAACGTATCCCGGTTATCGTGGACACGAAGCCTATGACACGTTCCACCATAACGGCGAAGCAGATAGCCGCCAACGAACTCACCGGCCACGCCGACGAGAAACTACTGGCGCAGCTGGTCACTCAGATGGACAACGTAGACGACTTGTTGCTCAGCGGACTCGATCAGGACAGCCTACCGCACGTCGAACCGCAGCAAGTCAACCTGAACGGTTTGAATGTGAAGTACGAGTATAAGAACGTGGAGTTTTTGTTTCTGACCCGCGAATACGAAGAACTTGAACAGTTCGTGGATGATTGCAACTCGGACATGCTCGGGTTGGTGCCTATGGAATTGTACGACGAGTTCGTGCATCAGGTGACATCGTTCGCTTCACGTAACGGAATCAAGAATATGGCTGCTGCGGTATCCAAGATCATCGAGATAGCGAGGAAAGACGCCGAGGAAGAGTGATTACAGGCCGGGCGAGTCCCGGCCTTTTTTTGTTTGCATCACAAGACACAATGTGATATAATGAATATATCAAGCGATAAGGCTTGAGATATACCCAAGGAGGAAACAATGGAAACAGTTAGAAATATCACCGTCGAACAGGCCCGCGACATGATTCACAGCATCGACACCAGTCTGATTCCCGAATGCCGCGACTTCGACACATACACCGAGACGGACGATATCTGGCGTATCGGAGATTACGGGTACGTTGACGCCGACGTATACGAGCAAGCATTCCGGGATTATGAGGAACGTAACGGGAAGACCGAGTGGGCGAGCACCATGTACGTGCTTGAAGGCAATCAGCCGACCCGCCTCGAATTCTTCGTTGAGGCGTACAATCTCGGCGGGATGCCAATGCTGGACGGGCTTTTGGGTGCCCAGTTCGATAACGGGGACGCGGATAATGTGTATTTGACGAACGGCGAGGCATGGCCAATCTGAGTTAATGCATGTCAATGCCTCCATGTGAGGGTCCTAGTCCACAAACTCAAGTAATCACATTTGTAATATCACGCAACATGTGATATGCTTTATATATCATCACACTATCAGAAAGGAACACTGAGATGGCAACCAACAATCTCAGCAACAAGTTCATGCAAGTTCTCAACGAAGTCCCCAACTTCGTCACCGACGAAACCGCACAGGCAGGCAACCGGACTTACAAGTACCTCAATCTCGCCACAATCCTCAAAACCATCAAACCGGTTTTCGAGAAGTACGGTCTGGCATTCAGCCAGCGCGTCACGTTCGACAACACGGGAGAAACGCGACAGGCCATCGGAACAGTGGAAACCATCATTTTCGATGATACAGACCAGATGGTGGCCTGCTCCTATCCGTTCTTCGTGACCGGCGACCCCCAGCAGGTCGGTAGCGCAATCACCTACGCACGCCGCTATAGTCTCTACGCGGTGTTGGGCATCTTCCCCGACAAGGACGACGACGGAGCGTATGCCAAGCAGCGTTACGAGACCGCAGACCGTGCGATCAGCGCGGAGCAGTACGCCGATCTGGTCAAGGCTATGGATGCGCACAATATCACATCTGCGGAGCGCGGAGACTTCATCAACGGCACTCTGAAACGTCGGGTCAGGGGATGGAATGGACTCACGCAAACCGACCTGAACAGTCTGATGAACGCCGTCAACCGAATGTAAGTGGCCTTTCGCGTTGGCGCACTTTTGGAGTTTTGCTTAAAACAAACCGATTTATAAGCCCTCTTATTTTAGCAAGAGTGCTGGAATGGAATGTCAAAATGTATACCGTTGATGAGACCTACAAGAATATCGAAGCCGAGTTCAAGCCCCGCAGCAAGTGGGGCCATGGCGTGAAGGATACCGCGCTGGCATTGCTTGATTCGCTCGACATGCCCGAAACGGTTCTCCCAGACCACTTCAGATCGCGTCGCGCGCTGTTGCTGAACGGCGCGGACAATTGGCGGGAATACAGTTACGGCGGGTGCGCTCTCGTGTACAACGTGGATATCGCCGCCCGGTTCTTCACCCCGTCCGAAATGCGCCGGTACATGGCTGATGGTCATGATGCAAGCATGGCGTTCCGTGGCGAGTCTATGCTTGACTTGCAGGCGCGTGCCCTCAGACAGGCGGAGTGTGTTATCAGCCGGTACGCGCGGGAACACTGAGGGGCAAGTTATGTGTGAGAAGTGCCCCATCGATCAACGTTACCCGTACTACGGTTTTCCTGTGACGCCAGACTCCCGCAAGCTGCGGGATGAGGCCGAACGTTGCCGTGAGAGCGCCTTGCGCTGTTTTATAGCCGAGAGCGACTGTGATAATCCGAAACGTGCTGATGCATTGTGGTGCGAAGAGTGTCGCAATACCGCTGAGGCGTGTTTTTTATGCAGCAATGCGCGTCGTTTGGAGATGGAAGAAGCCCTACAGTGTCGGGCTATCGAATATCCCAATTGTCCTAATCGCAAGCGTATGCGCTGACTTATTCCAAGCTTTCGGGCGTGAGCCTGCCAATCACGCCCATCAATCACCGCCGATTATCCACGTCCTACTAGGGCGATGGGGCATGTCCCTGCGTGTCGCTGATTGCCTAACACAACCACATGTGATATATTATATATATCAAGCAAACGGCTTGATCTTATATCTAAAGGAAGGACAAACCAAAATGACTAGGCTTATTGACAACAACAAGGCAATCGAGACCGGCACCCGCGAGTGGAACATCGAAGACGTTTGGAACGACGAGGAGAACTGGGCTCTCGAAGGTACCCGCTACGGCATCACGTCCAGCATCGACCGCGACCAAGCCATCGATGAGGACTATCACCCAATCTACAACCTATACAGGTTTATCGAGATCGACGGGGATGCCACAGCCGAATTCACGGCGGACGAAGTGGCACGGTTTGTCGAGAAATGGTGACCACAACTAGAGCCCTCTTATCCGAGCAGGAGGAAAGGAAAACATCATGGTGGTATTAGTGGACAACAACAAGGCAGTTGAGGTCTCTATCCGTGAGTGGGATGAGGAGAACTCGCAGTACGGGCCCGACCAGTCGGCCGACTTCTTCGAGGTCGGCGGGCTGGAGACCGTCAGTGAACCGGAGCTCGCCTACATCGTGGATGACGTCGATTACTGCATCGATCAGGCCGACGACATGGTGGCCGGTGAGAGAGACTACAGCTATTGCGAGCCTCAGCCGAGGCTGAAGGTACTTGTTGTCGATCTCGACCGGAGCGCATACCCAATCTGTAAAAGGAGTTGAACACAAACCATTATCAGTAATCACATTCCATATTCAACATGGAAGACTTGTGGGCGGGTGACGAGTCCCGCCCACACCCAACCGAAAGGACAACATCAATGAAGATCATCAATGTATCGCAAGCCCACGAAACCGAGGCATGGCTCGACGAACGAGTGGGCCGTATCACCGGCACCAAAAGCGGCGGACTCGCCTTGGAACACTACGCTCAGACCGACGTAGAAAAACTTAAAGAGTACCGAGACAAGGCGTTGGAACAAGCGAAGAAGGCGAAGACGCCAGACAAAGCCAACGAGTATTACACGAAGGCCCAGAACTACGATGAGAAGATCGTGGACGCCGAAGCCAAGAACAAGCAGCTTAAGGTCGGCGTGGACTTCTGGAAGTTCCTAGCGGAACTGTGGGCCGAACCAGCGGACGGTGAACCGCCGATGGAACGCGGCCACCGTCTCGAACCCGAGAACATCCAGATCACACTCAAAACGCTTGGCTTCAACCCCGTCGATTGCGTCCCCGATTGCGGTATCTGGGAGAGTGACGACGACAACCGTATCGCGTGCAGTCCAGACGCCTACGAGAACACTGAGAAGCCGACGTGGGCCATCGAATGCAAGTCGCTCGACTCAGCCTACCATTTGCAGACGGTAGTGCCGTGGATGATGCACACGGACGCCATGCGATCTCATATCGCCAACCTCAAACCTGAACTGGTCGAAGTCATTGAACAGGTGTTGCCCGAATGCACTCTGGACTCTAAGGCGACCGGCTTCGACTTCATCCCCGACCAATACAAAGCACAGGTGCTCCAGTACTTCGTCGTGTGCGATTCGCTGGAAGTCCTGTATTTCTCGATGTTTGACCCGCGCGTGGTCGGAGCCGCAAACCATCAGGTCATCCCCGTGTACCGTAAGGACATCACCGAAAAGATCGAAAACCATAAGCGTTGTCAGTTGGCCACGCTCCATATCTCCGATGTGCTGGCCGACGCTCTGGGGGTGACGTTCTGATGAAAACCGCAACGATCTTGGAAAGCCATGACATGTTCGCCCTGTTCGACGGATGCCCCACGTGCAACCGGAAGGACGCCGTTTATCTGATGACGTGCCACGTGTACGCACAGCAGATGGGGCGTAGGCTCCGTATCGTGTTGTCGGGAAGCCCCACCGCCAGAGGTATACGCGCCATCGCCAAAGACCAAGGGGTAACCGTGCGATACCCGATGATCTTATTGGACGGATTGTTTTACTTCGAGCCGCAAGACATCAGCCTTGACGATTATCTAGTGGACGATGACGAACCCGAAGAAGAGGAGGAACCAAATGAAGAATAACATTTTAACCAGCGACGTGCTGGAACTGTTCGACCGTAACCATATCACCGCAAACACTCTTCGTAAGTTCGTGGTGGAGAGCGTTGCCGACTTTCTCGGAGACAACAAGCATGACAAGGTGTGCGGCAAACTGTTCGACCGTTGGTATCAGCACGTTCGCCGCTCCATCTGGGTCGGTGCCGCTCAATACGTCTTGCAACAGCACGGGTTCGACCACGACGAAGCCACCAACGAGGCGAAACAACTCTACGAAAGCCTGTACGCGGATTACGACAAGCGGTATCACTGCTGGCGTCGCCACGAGGAAAGGAAAACCAATGAAGACTGATGGCAATTGGTGGACTGCCGTGTTTTCCGCTGGAATCACGGCTGGATACGCGACCACTGTCGTACAGCTCTCATCCGGCCCCGGCTATATGTTCTCCATGCTCCGCCGCAAGCTGACCGTAAAGACCGAGAACCTGTCCAACTCTCTCCCCACGTGGGCCAAGGATTACGTGGACAGTCTCGGAGAACTCGCCTATTGCGGCTGGTGTCTCAGCCCGTGGGTGTCGCTTCCGGTGTGGGCTATGGCAGCCAAGATCAACCGGGTACGGTTCGGAGTCAAGTGGGTGGCCGGGTGGATTGTGGCCGCTGGCATGGCCTCATTCCTCCGCCACTCCGCTGAAACGGCGGTGGCGTAATGTTCAGCAAACAACAGGTTCATGTGCTGTTGATTCTTTGGGTGGCTAAGCGACCGCTTACCCATGAGGAAATCGAACGGATGGCGGTCTTAGCGAAGTATAACGATACTCCGCAGGGATTGAGGACGCGCATGATCGAGCTTGAGCGTTCCGGTCATGTGTACCGTGTCGATAGAGATGGCGTGAACAGTCGGCACCGTCATTGCTGGCGGTTCGCGCTGACCGACGACGGTCGAGAAGCCATTAGTGAGCTGTTTGGCGAAACAGAAACAATGTGATATTATCTATATATCACACATCGTATGGAGATGAACATGCGCAAGCATAACAAAATCAATACAGTAATCAACGGTCAAGAAGTCACCGTGGAACAGGACAGCCAGACCGGCCAGTTCTTCACACGACAGAACATCGGCAACACCCCAGTTGACTACGCGACTATCAGCGACAGGGTGACCATCGGCCAGTGCATCAAATACTGGCGTCTACGCCACGGATATTCACAGGCTGAACTAGCCGAACGAATCGGCGTCGCCAGCCCAAACGTAATAGCCATGTGGGAAACCGGACGCCGCAAACCACAGAAGCAATACCGGTTGCGGTTGGCCGAACAGCTCGGCTATGACATCCTGACCAAAGACTAGAACATAGTCTAAAAACCTGCACCATTAATCCAATCATCATCACACCAAAGGAGCAACAATGAACACCATCAACTATCTGACCTCGATCATCAACCTCTTACAGAAAACCCCACAAGCACAAGAAATCATCGACACCCAAGGACTCGGACAGGAACTCACGTTCGGTCAAATCGGGATTAAAGACGCCAAAGCGTTCCTCAAACTCTACGACGTTCTGGGCAGCGTTGAAGGCGTTAAGATCACGGCCATTCATGAATGCAAGACAGACACCGATAGGCAATATTTCTTCAAACTCGTCTCCCCGATAACCTTGTACTTCTTCCACTGCGAAGGAGTATCCGAGTGAGCAAAACAGACCCTGATATCGAAACCCGTATGAAAGTGTTCCACCGAGACCACGGCAGATGCTTCATCTGTGGGAGAACGTTAAGCTCCTCAGCTTTCAACCTGCATCACCGTCGTATGCGCTCCCACTCTTGGGAAGGATTGAACCTGCCCAGCAACCTCATTACCGTGTGCGGGTCGGGAACAATAGGATGCCACGGACGTATCCACGCCCACCCCAAGGAATCATACGCAAAAGGGTGGCTGGTCAGCGCCTACAACGATCACCCCGAGAACGTTCCAGTGTTCAGCGAATACCGAAATCGAGAATTAATCTTAAACAACTGAAAAAGAAAGAATAGCCCGGCACCAGTCGTCAAGACCAGTGCCGGGCTAGTTCATTCGGTCATCACACCATCGCTCGAAAGGAGCAACCCCAGTCTATCACTTGGAGGTGCCAGTGTAGATGCGGGTCATGCCTCTTCCTGCCACCCCTGCTGGTAGGTGTCCGGAGGCCACACGCACCCGTCCAGCACGCACGTGTAGCGCTTCCCGTTGTAGGTGATTTTGTCGCCTACGCGGTAGGCGTCGTGCGCACCGGTCGGCTGCTTGTATTCCGGCCATTTGTCGCCGGGTTTCTCGGGTTCGCCGAGGTCGGTCGATGAACCTGATTCCAGCTTGCTTAAACGCTCCTCGATGGTCGTCTCCCATTCCTCGATGGCCTTCACACGGTCGGCCAATGGGGCGTAGGAATCGTCGGGCTTGGCGTTATCCTGCGCCTGTTCGAGTAGCTGTTTCATCTCATCCTCGGTGAGTTCGCCCATCACGTACATGGTCTTGATGCGCTCGGTGAAGTCAGCGAGGTCGTAGCCTCCGGCGTTGATGAGGGTTTGGAATGTTTCGAACATTGGTTATGCTCCTTGCATGATTGCTTGATTGACCTCAAGCAATGCAATTGTCATCATCACCTCACTTGGAGATGCCTGCGTAGTGGACGCCGAACATTCCCGCCACGCCGGAGCCGACCAGAGCGCAAGCGCCACCCATCACGGCCACCCAAGACGGCATGTCCGGCACGGCGCTCACGAAACTCAGCACCGCACCGGCGATACCAACCAGTCCGGAAATCAGATACGCCCACTTACGAGTCGCGGCGTTGAATGTCGGCACGTAATTATCATTACCGTCCGGCATCTCATTAGTGATCGCCGTGCTTGTGGTCGGTTCACCAGTATTCATGTTCATAACAAAATCTCCTGTCGAATAGTCTACTTGATGCGGATTGTCTGGCCCGCGTAGATCACGTCAGGGTTGGCGATACCGTTCAACGCCACCAGATTGGAAACACTGGTACCGTACTGGGCGGCGATACCACTCAATGTGTCACCGGGCTGGATAGTGTACGTCGTAACGGACGGTGACGGTGCGCCGCCCGGCAGCTTCAACACCTGACCCGGATAAATCAGATTAGGGTCGGCAATGCCGTTAATCTGCTGGAGAGTCTTCCACGAAGCCCCGTACTTGGCGGCGATACCACTCAGCGTGTCCCCCGACTGCACCGTATACGTTCCACTACCGGACTGAACAGTATTGGCAGTACCATTGATATTCAGCACCTGACCCGGATAAATCAGATTCGGGTCAGATAGATTATTAATCTGCGCCAGCACCTGCCAGCTAGTCCCATACATCGACGCGATACCACTCAGCGTGTCACCGGAGCGCACGATGTACGTGCCAGATGCGGGAGTAGACGGAGCAGGAGCGGAAGGAGTCGGCACGTTGGTCACACTCGAATGACCCGCCTTATACGCATTCCAAGCATCCACATCACCATAGAACTTGTCAAGGTCAAGACTGCCTGAATATCCGGGTAGACGACCATTGCCCGAATACTGGCGTATCGCGCACGCATATGCGCCCTCGTTCCATGGCGTATCCTGATACCCAGTAGCGTCCATGTTCGCGTACTGAGCTACCCACAATCCACGATCTCCAATATTCTGAGCATCGTTAAGCATGGACGCTCCCACGTAGACGATAGGCTGGGAGCCTGTACGCTCGTACACGCGGTCGCAGAACGATCTAATCCACTGCTGAGCAGACGCGCCAGACCCGACCAGTCCGTTACCCTGTTGCTCCCAGTCCAAGCACCATACGACCTTGCCGACCCAATTCGCGCAATTGTTCACAAAGTAGTCAGCCTCGGAAACGGCGTTACCGCCGTTGGCGTAATGGTATACGCCCACGCACTTTCCCAGACTCAACGCCTGTTCCACCTGCCGAGCGCAATCAGCTGACACGTACCAGCATCCCTCTGTTGCCTTACTGATGACGAAATCACAAGGTACGGCAGACAGGTCTATACCAGCCTGCCAATTGCTGATGTCGATACCGTTCAAAGCCATCGAAACTCCTTTTATAAGCTGATTGTGTAGAAGAACAGCCACGCCATGCATAAAACGGCGTAGGCCGTTATCAGGACGTGGACTATGAACGAGACGACAGAGAGCGACATGATAATGATCATGCACCGTTTGAAACGTCTCATATGATCATTTTATCATCAAAAACGAATCGATATTATTATCACCGATAATGTCCATTATGTCAGAAACGGCGGTGCATGGAAATCGTCCGATACGCCGCAGGATATGCTTGTCTTCGCCCACTCAAAAGTCATTCGCCCTTCGACCACTACGATCAATCCTGTGCTGTACTCAGAGTCTGAACTGCAAATTCTCGCTCAAGAACACGGCATCACCGGAAATCTTAACAGTCCGTGCATCAGCGTACTGAATGGAGATTGGAACACGACTGGAATCTGGATTAATGGAGTCATGCGGCAGAACAACACTATCCTGCTTAGTCTCAGTAACTCATTGAGCGCCAATAGGCCGCTGCGCGTCAACTCTCTCATAGGATTCGCGCTGTAAAAAGAATGACACGGTCTCCCAGTTGCCGTTCTTTACATGATAAACGACATTATCCCATGTTCCACTGTTCATGATAATGGATATTATCTTCACGGTCTAAGATGGAACCATGATGGAAGTTCTCACGGCAATCATCGGCGTAGGCGGCGTAGCACTCGGAGGATTCATAACATGGCTAGCTAACCGTAGATCAGACTTGACCAGCGCGTATCAAGCTTTAGTGTCCGCTCAAGGGGATATGAAACGGCAGATCGACGCCCAAGACCAGAAAATAAACGCGCTAATAAAACATCGTGATGTGTTGCAATACACGATCGATCTTGAGACTGGCTATATTCGCGCGTTGGGACACTGGCTGTCAAAGTTCTGCGAGATTATCGAACCGGAATTTTTAGAGAATCATCCTAAACCGTCGTTGCCCGATGATCTACGCGACCGGATTGCATCACTTGAAGAACTGGCCGGAGATAATGGCTAGACGAGCCGGGTTATGAACATGGCCCCTTTTTCACGCATGGTACCGAAAACGTTATTGTTTGTGAAAACCCGTATCTTCGTGTTCGTCTGAGTTACTCTCAGTATCGTGGCCAAATTCAATCGGGTATACCCGCTCCCTCCCATTAATTGTTCGCTTACAGTCGGGCCTAAATTCGTTATTCCACTGCTACCGACGATATTGAGGTTCAGCCATCCGGCGGGAGTCGACAATGGCAGCGAAACGTAGACGGAGTAATCGCCTACGGGTAGGTTAGTTACGTTCGCTCCGTTACTATCGTTCACGATGGATACGCCGTCGAAGTCGTTATGCGTAAACGTCATACGCATTAGCGTCATGCCGTTGTTTACCTGCAATTGCCCGTCTGATCTAGTGAAAGTTATTCCAGCGTATGGGTGGCTCACGACGTTTTTCTGTTTCCACGTTCCGTCGCTTTGTACATAATGGACATTACCGGCCATCGTCACAGCCTCCTGCCCATCCATCGCGGCAATAGTGTTAAGCTGTTCAAGATCACGCGCCATCAGGATAGCGCTGTTACGAATCATCGGAGCCACATCAGACGCAACACCGGCATTCACCTCGGCGATCACCAGACCATTGATATTCGAGTTAGGCGTACCCGCAGTAAACACCTTGAGCTGGCCGCGCGGAGTCGTACCGTGAGACTGTGACGGGTCTTCCACCGTAACCGCGATCTTGTAATTGTTGGTGGAGTCCGCCACTTGCACCGTCGTATTGGTAGTAATGGCGTAAGTGTACGCGCCGAGCCCATCCCACGGGCTGATGGTACCGCAATGAGGCTTGACCGTAGCAGTCAGGCCGCTCACCGTGACCAGAGGACTCGGGGAACCGTAACGGATGCCAGACAAACCGTTGAACGCAGTACCATCGGACGGTACTAATAGAGGATTGATGGCATGCCTGTAATCGTCCGCCGTATACTCCGGGAAACCGTTCTTCGCGGTAAGCGGGTGCATGATGATAGCCATAATCACTCCTCCGAATCGTCTACGACCATTTTATCTTTGTCAGTGGATAGAGCATCAACCTTAGCTTTGAGCGCGTCCAAGTCATCCGCTACCTGTTGAGCGAGTCGGAGCGCCGCCACACCAAGCATGGGGTAGTTGATACCAGTCAGAGTGCCGTCTGCATCGTATTCGCAGAAGAACCCCAACCCGTTTTCGTCCAAATCGTCGGCGATCATACCTACCAACGGTTGCGCATCATCAAGATTCAGGTTCTTGTCATCCTTCATCCGATAAACGCGCCACTTCACCTTGCGGAGAGCGTCAACAGGAATGCACTCGTCGGCGTCCACAATATCCGTCTTCGACGCACGAATCGACTGAGCCGTGCCCATAGTGCCGTCAGACAACACCCACACGGCCCGCCAACTGCCTGAAGCAAACACATTGTTATAAGCGTTGGTGGTACCCGTACCACCACGATTGGGAGCCAATACACCCCAGTTCCACGTCTGAGTTTTAACGTCAATCTCAGCACGGGTGTAACTGTTACGGGTGATGCTTTCCTGCACACGCTGGTCAAGATTGTTGGTCAGCGTCTGCACTTCTTCATACATTTTCGTGATCTGATCGACCATAGGTTTAACGCTGTTGACAATGCTCGGCGGCAACTCTTGTAACTGGCGTTTGATGTCCGAGAACTGGCGTGCTGTAGCGTCCGCGCTATCTAGACTGAACTTGAATTTGCTCGGCATTCGTGTCCTCCTGCTGCAATATAGGTGTGATGGTCCACGCCTGACTAAAATCTATCTCGTACCCGATGATACGGGCGGTACCGTGATTATGGTCGGGGAAATGCTCGGCGTCTTCTTCCACTGTCCACGATATGAGGTCGCCCGGGTTCCACTCTTCGTACACCATTGGAGCGGAAAGCAGACTCAAGCCCATAGTGATGGTCTGGGTACCGTTCTGCATCTGCAACAACGAGGACTTGGCATGTTCGTTCAGCGTCGCCTTGTTCGTGATGCTTGTGGACGGTTGGAACACATATTCCAGCATGGGCCTGTTAGGTTGGGTTGCGATCATCCAATCGGATTGCGGACGGTCGCCAGCGTCAGCCGTACTCACAGCCATTACCGCGTTAGCACCGTACCCGTTCGTGTAATCCTCCAGCAGATTAAACGTGGTCATAACGCTTTCGTCGAACGTGGTGCTTGGCGTGGTGGAACCGATATGGTCGGCTACCGTCATCACAGGCTCATAATGACCGTCATTAATGGCACGCCATGATGTACACCATTCCGGCCCGTTCAAAACGTTCGCAAGCTCTTGCAGTACACTTAGCAGGGTCTTGTCGCTTTCGCCCTCATACGTGCGGTCACGTTTTACGCTACTTGGGGACGCTTCAACAACGAGGTTGAAACGGTGGTTTTTAAGCGTGGTGGTTACAAGGTCTTCCACGATCTCGCACTGGTCACGATTCGTGTACGTGTGATTCTGCACATAGACGTTATCGAGGTAGTGTTCGACGGTTGCCAGTGTCAGAGTCAATCCGTCTCCGCGCATGACTCGCTCGCGTTTGACCACGATACCGCCCCACAACACGGTAGATTCACGTACCAGCAATATGGCGACCTGATACGGTGTGGTGGCTTCATCCCAATTGCGGGGAGCGTTGCGCCACGGGAGCGTGGCTGTCTCGCTGGTCGTTTCCTCGAACCGGTAGGTCAGGTGGGTTAGTTGGAGGTCTGGGAGTTCGGCTATCACCGTGCCGTCGTTCAACGTGACGGCCACGAACTGTAAGCCGGAACGCTGCCACAATACACGCGCCGTATCCGTGTACAAGCCGTTTGACTGTGGCGATCTGTTCGCAAGTAAAGACATCCGGCACCTCCTTAGATGTAAGCCGAGTTGAACGTTACCGTCATCCGAGCGTTATCCGATGGTTCCTCGGCACTGAACATCCAAATATTCTCCCCGACCTCCGCGTAGCTCCATTCTCGTCTGGTCACACTGCCGCGTGCCGGGTCGGTGCCATCTATAAGAATCTCGTGCGTGTCACCGTTGATAAGAATGTAATGGCCCTCACCCAAACTGAGATCGAACGCCATGATGCGCCCGCTCGGGCGATGCTCAACCTGCGGGTTGACCACAGGCCCATCGATACGAATCGTCACCGGACTTGGAGCACTACCCGTGTTCGTGATGTGCACGCTACCCGACACGGTTGTTTCAGACCACATCCACGTTGATTCACTGCCAGTATTGAGGTCCTCGAAATGATAGGGGAACGTCATACCGCCCTGAGTGTGCGGCAACCCGGTTTCTCCGCTCACTGACTGAGTATCGTAAAGATACGAGTCCAAAGCGGTCAGACCAATACTAAACTTCAGGATGTTGACGCCAGCCCACTCCACCAATGGAGCGGAAGACGACTGCATGACCTGCACCTGACGGCTGATGTTCCCCAACTCCACGACAAGCGACTGACTGGTGATATTAAACGAACGTTTGAACGCATCCCAAGCGTTGATGCAGTTTTCCGTGCATCTGCCGATAATATGACCCTCGACACTGATCGAGCGACCCTGAGCCACTGGAATATTGCTAAACCAGCCATCCGACCACGCTTTATCTTTGGTCTGCAAGGTCGAACCAACACCGTCGAACAATCCCGAAACGTTCTGAAACGTTACGTGCCACTCACACCCATACGAGTCAGTCCCATACAAGGGGAACCCGTTCAGGGTCAGACGAACGTCGCGCGGGTCAAGGGTAAAGATAGCCATACCCTCAGTCTACCCGCGCGGCTTGTCACACGTAATGGAAATTAATCACCCTCACAGTCTCTTGAGCGGCCGCGTTCGGGTCAAGCGCATTCACCGTGATAGGCGCGCTCACACGCGGGCCACTGTTCATGTTCACAGGCACCGGGCTAGACACTACCGGCATGGGCGTCACGATGGACGACGGCAGAAGCGAATCCACCATGTCTTCCACCGGACGAGTGGCCGCACGCTCGTTCTCCGATACGCCACGGCCAAGACCAGCAGGAATCATCCGACCGATCTCACGATCGAACACCTTAGACGGGGACGCGATACCCAGCAGGCTCTTGGCACCGTCGATGATACCGCCAACAGCGTTCTTGACCGCAGAGATGGCACCGCCGATGGCGTTCGTGATGCCGTTAATCAGACCTTGAATAATGTTCTGGCCTGCACTCAGCAACCATGACCCGGCTCCGCTGAACACGCCCATGATACGGCTCGGGATACTGGTGATGAAATTCATCATCGAGCTTACGCCACTGCTGACGGCGCTGGTGATGCCACCCCATGCGCTGCTTACTGCTCCCTTGATGCCGTTCCATACACTGCTGAAAATACCGCTTATGCCGTTCAGCACGCTTGATATGACGCCTGACACTGCATTGATGGCACCGGAAACGATACTTTGGATGCCGTTCCAAACACTGGAAACGATATTCTGGATACCTTCCCATACTCCAGACCAGTCGCCGTTAATCGCTGCCAATACGGTGGTGATTATCGCGTTGATAACGTTCATAACCGATGTGACAACCGTTTGGATGAACGGGAACACCGCGTTGATGACGCCTTGAATGTAAGAGCCCCAGATTTGGAACGCTGATTGGATGGCGGGTAGCACGGCCTGAATCAACGCAGCGATGTTATTAATCACCGGAGTTACAGCAGTCGCGATAACGCTCATGGTTTGCACGATGTAGCTCACCAAGGTAGACAACACTGGTGCAATGGTCTGGATTGCGGCCGTGATAATAGGCATAATGGCATTACCGAGATTCTGCAAAGCACTCATTAGCGGCTGGAGTGCCGGAAGCACCGTCTGAATCAACGAGGCGATGTTATTAATCACCGGAGTTACAGCAGTCGCGATAACGCTCATGGTTTGCACGATGTAGCTCGCCACGGTAGCTAACCCTGATGCGATGGGCTGGATTGCAGGCATGATGGCATTGCCGATATTCTGTAAGGCACTCATAAGCGGCTTGAGTGCCGGAAGCAACTGAGATTGCACCATTCCCACAACTGGTTGAAACGCTGTCTGGAACGTTGTGCCGATTTGTGAGAGAATCGGGCCGATAGTCTGCACTAGTCCCGTAAAAACGCCGCTAAGTCCGCTGATTCCCTGCGCCAACATGCTGATACCGGAGGTCAATGGGCCTTTGAACTGGTCAAGAATCGTCGTGCCCACGCCGACAACGGACGCTTCCAGATTACCCATCGCACCTTCGATAGTGCTTGTGCTGGTAGCGGCTTCCTTCGCGGCGTCCGTCATACCCAAGTCCATTATGGCTTGGTTGAATTCATCGGCGCTGATCTCGCCTTTCTCCATCGCGTCGCGGAAGTTCCCAGTGTAAGCCCCGTTCTTCAGCATCGCTTCCTGAAGTTTGCCGGAAGCGCCGGGGATGGCGTCGGCCAACTGGTTCCAGTTCTCCGTGGTGAGCTTGCCCGCGCCAGCGGTCTGCGTAAGCACCATGCCCACCGAGCTAAAAGTTTCCGCGTTGCCACCGGCGACAGCGTTCAAGTTGCCTGCCGCCTCTGCCAGTTTGTCGAAGCCTTGTACTCCGTTCGCGGCAAGCTGGGCCGTGACGTTGCGGATATCGCTGATGCTGTAGACGGTCTGGTCGGCGTATGCCTGTGTGCTGGCTGTGAGCGCGTCAATCGTACCGGTATCAAGTCCGGCGAAGTTCAACGTGCTTTTGAACTTGTCTGCCGAGTCGGACGCCTCCACGATATCCCCGGTAAGGTCGCCAATGGCATCAAGCGCCATGCCGACACCCGAGGAAACAAGACCGCCAACAGCACCGGCGACGGCACCGAACTTACCGAACCCGCTGGAAGACTTGCTAGCCGACTTGTCAACATTACCCAACGCTTCATCAGCCTGTCGTGCCGACCCTTCGATCTGACGGCTACCCGATTCAATATCCTTGACGCCAGCGTTCCAATCGCCGGTATTAATCTCGGCGTCTAGGGTCAGTGTCCCGTCGGCCATTACAAGTCCTTCCCAAGATTATTGATGATGCTGGTTATCTTCCTGTCGCCGTGCTTCGAGAACGCGGCGGCGATACAGTCGAACGTCATGCGATACTGGTCGGCCAGCTTCACACGTCTGATGCGGCGTCCCTCTTTTATGAGTTTCATCATCAGGTCGGGGGCCACGTTGTTTTCCAGTACGTCGCGGATAGCCTGCCACCCGTACAAGTCACCAAGTTCGGCGAGGATATGAATACTCGGAAGCGGCTTGCGAGCCGCCTCCTTCTGTTTGTAGTTCTTCATTGCCTCCCGCTCGGCGGGGGTGAGCAGGCTATCCCACGACTTCATTATTAGCCCTTGATGTCAACCGTGATGTTCTTCGCCATCAGACCGCACAACGCGGTCATGGCACGCTGATAGGCAAGGTCGCTACGCTCACGGGTCTGTTCAGCCCACTCGGAGAATTTATCGGCGGGACTCATAAGCGATTCGACCAACGGGAAGATAATCTTTTCAGCGGTTTCCAAAGTCTCACGGTTCGCCACGCCAGCGCTCAGCTTATCGATTGTCTCCGCATTATCCAAGATCATGAGCATGTCCTTCGAGCCAAGCGGGCGCATGGTGTACACGGTGCCGTCGATTTTCACGGTGAGGGTGCGGAACGCTTCTCGGGTGTCGATGCTCAAAACAGGGGTAGTCATTATATTTGCTCCAATCGTGTGATATTATGAATCATGTTGCTTTTCTCGGAACCTTTTCTCTCCTGCGCCCGCTACCACTAAAATTCTGGTGGCGGGCGTTACTTATGCTCACGCACCGGCGACATTAAAGTTAACCACGGTCTGAACAGCGCCATCCTTGAACGTGACGGTACCAGTACCGGCCTGCTTCAACTGAATGTCCCAAGTTCCGTCCCCGTTGTCAGTAGCGGAAGCCTTAGTAGTTTCAGCTACGGTGGCGGTGATGGTACCAGTCGCACCATTCGGAGACGCCATCACATTCACAGTCACATGATCGCCGACCTTGCCGGAGATGTTCGCCGGGGACGCGGTAAGCGCGGTGACCTGAACGTTCTCCGTCTTGATGGTGCCGGAATCTTCGTCGTAGTACGACGGGGCACCCAGATCAAGTTCGCCCATGACGACGGCACCGTTCGCGCCGGGGGTCATCGAGCCGGACAGCTTGATCACGAACGGGTCGGACAGGCTCACGGTGAACTCGCCGCCCGCGCTGATTAGCGCCTGCGGGATACGGAAGTCCTGCGCCGACGAGTGGCCATCGCACACGTTATGAATGATAATATCCCTTGGTGTGTTCGATACGCATTCGTTGCCGCCGAAACGCACTTGACCCGTTTCGGACAGAGAACCTGAGATAACGCGCTTGAACTTCGCGTTGTGATACAGCTCGGGGAACAACATGCCGAGGAAGCGGACGCTCGGGCAGATGATGTTCAGCTCGAAACTCATTTCCTCGTAGGAGCCATTAGGCACGTTGATGGTGCCGGACTGCGAAGCCACCTCGGTAGTGCCGGGTGTTAATGTGATGGTACCGACCTCGTCCTGCACGTAGTCAGGAGAGATCACCAAATCGTCGATGTAGACGGTCTTCTTGCCGATAAGGGGGTAGGAAGCCATTTTCTTGTCCTTTCGTCGGGCGGGACTGCACACGCGCGACTAATGGACGGTTACTATTCTACCGTTGCTGGGTCGAGTTTGTAATCCACGTTAAACCGGATGCTTTTCACCCAGCGTCCTTCACCGTCGATGGCGTCCATGTCGATTGCGGTAGCCGGATGCACGCGAATTGATACAAAGTCAATATCGGCAATGGGGTTACAGGTTAGTCTGCAATAGTCATGCAAACGATTGTTGACGAAGTGCAATAACCGGAGCATTAGACGGCCTTGTTCGATTACGTCGAAGTAGCGGCTACTGATAGTGAGCTGATCGGTGTACAGGTCGCCGTTGATGTCAACCGTGTTCGCGTTGACCCAGATTCCTTCGGCGTTCGTGACGCTACCCGTGTCCAGTACTGGGCTGGTGCCGAAGAACAGTGTCTTTCCGTAAGTGCCGAAACCTTCGTTTTGGAGGGTCATGCACATGGCCAGATCAATCATGATGGCGTTCCTATCCTAGGTTGAAATATGATTTAGCACGGCTAGCGGCGGTGTTCCGCGCTCGCTGGAGGTAGCGTACCGTGTTCGGGTGCAACCGGTTCGTGTGTTCGCGGATACGTGCGTAAGGCACGCGACTGTTGCCGAACGTGATACGCCACTTCACCGTGGAGAGTTGTTGGAAACGGCCACTGTTACGCAAAGCGCCGGTCAAGACGGGAGCGTTCTGACGTGCCATCTTGAGAATGTCCGTCATCATTCGCACGCCACCCTTGTTTAACTGTTGGGTGGAGAGCTTACGCGCCCAATCAGCGGACAACTGAAGCCGGTAGCTCATATGCTGTCCCTTCCATACGGGTTCCCGTACACGGTGATGAACCGAGTCTCCCCCATGTCCATATCATCGCCGCGACTGGCTTGCGTGACTTGGTACACTCTGCCATCGGAAAGTTCCACCATGAGATCGGGCCATAGTTCCATGTTTTCCCGCAAGTTCTCGGGAACCGTGTCCGTTTGAATATGGAATCGTCGGCTGCTGATACGCGAACCGTATTCGGTCGGCTGGTCGGACTGGGTTGAATGCTTCACAATCACCTGCAAGTCGGCCAGTTGTTCGTTAGGCAGACCGGGAGCCGTGTACCGCCAAAGCGTCGCTGTCTGGACTTGGTTCGGGAACAGTCGGAACGGGTCACAGAGCGTTGCCATAAGCGTAGTCACCTCCCATGTAATCCTGAGCGTTGAGCCACCACGGTAATTGATGATGCTTGCGAGGCATGGAGAGAATGCCACCAGTCTGGACTCCGTTCCGGCATAGGCTCCACTGGTTAATAAGCGACTGGTACGGGGTCAGCGCGCGTTCCATAGCCGTCTCGTTGATCGTTGCGTAGCTTACGCTCACATCCTCTATGCTTTTCGATGTGATGCGGTCTGTCTGTTCAAGAACGTTCTGATCTGCCTCGATGACAGCCGCCAGCACCGAAGATAATGGGGCGGGCAGTTTGGCAAACCCGTGCGTTCCGGTCACGGTGACTGCCGTGCCGACATTAAGACATTGCGCGATTGTCAGGCAGTTGGCGTATTTGGTTTCTGGCGTCCACCCGTCGCCCATATCGTAGTTCACGCGAAAATCGAGAGTCACGCCGTCGGTGGTCTGCACGTTGGCCACATCCGAATACCATGCCAGTAACGCTATATGGCGGCCATCTCCTACGACAATTCCCACGTAATCATCCGTAATCAGGAATAGGTCTTTTTGGCATATGATGTTGGCGAGGTCTGCGAGCGCGGCGTCCTTCCACCGAGCGTAGACCGTCTCTCCCACTTGATCGATTACGCTTGCGTCGATGTCCATGATCGCTCCTTCCGAAAATGAGTTAGGCCCTACCTCCCATTGTAGGAGATAGGGCCTTTGCGGTGCAGTCCCGCTACTGTTTAGGGTAGCGTGTCAGGCGGACGCCATCTGCCCGGCTGCGACCAAGGCGTTACGGAGCGCGATGAACTCGGCTTTAGTCGGAGTTGCGCCAACCGGGTCGGCAACGTGCGCGGCCTGCTTAACCAGACCGGCCTTTTCCTTGGTCGCGTTGGTCGGCAGAACGCCGCTCGCAATCTTGTCTGCGGTTACGGTATTGTTGGCAAGGTCGGCTCCGATAATACCGCCATTCTGGATTTTACCGGAATCGACAGCATTGTTAGCCAGTTTCGCGTTCGTCACGCTGCCATCGGCAAGGGCGGTCGGAGGGTCAACGGGATTACCCGAAGCGTCGAACACCGCTAGTTCGGCGATTTCCTGAACCGGGTTACGCGAGTCCGCCTTAACGAATCGAACTTGTTTAATCGTCATGGCAGATCACCTCATTCACCCTTCGGCTTGATGACCACGGCGGACTTCTCCGCGTCCAGACCGCCACCAGCGTAAATCTCCTGAAGATACTCGTTGGTGTTGGTGGACAGCGCGAAGTTGGTGAAAGCCTCGATGGAGGTATCGCCAACCACCGCGTAGTGGGACGCGGCCATGACGACTCCCATAGTGGTGGTGTCGTCCGTGTCCGTCCACCATTCCGGGGTAATGATCTGGTTAACGCCGAGGGCGCGGGCCAGAGTATCGTCACCGCCGAGAGCAATGTACGTATTTCCGTTAGCGTTTGCGGACATCAGCAGATCAGCAACAGTATCAGCGTTGCACAGCAGCACCTTGTTTCCCTGCGCGCGAACCATGTGGGAGGCATGCACGAAGTCCATCATCGGGGTGTTATCCGTCATGGTGTAGGAGAGCGCGAAACGGTTGCCCTTCCACTCGGACGACTTGTCGGCGGCATCAGTCACAACCGAACGGAAATGCGCCATGTCCGTGTATCCGCCGAGCGTGATCTGACGTTCGATGGTCTGGACGATGTAGTTCGGGAGTTCCTGCAACACGTAGCGGAGCAGAGCGCCCGGACGCTGGGTGCGGCGGATATCGCCCTTGTTAAGAGTGATGTACTTGTAGGTGTAATCGGCCTGAAGCTCACGCTTCACGAACGAAAGCACCTGTTCCTTTTTCTTCGTGCCGTAGGAGGCCACAGGGTAGCCGTGGGCGCGGGTCTGGGCAGTCAGACCAGTAATGTTGCCACCGATGGTGAGACGGTCCATGCCGGTCTTACGCAGCAGATTCCACAGGCCGGAACCGCGCGTGTTCAGCGCGTCCGCGATTGTGGTGATTGCCGCAGTCGGGATGAACTTGTCCACGTTGGTGGTGTCAACGCCGAACGATGCGGTGTCCGACATGTTACGGTTCACGGTGTCAGCCCACTCACGGTGGAACGCTTCGACACCCTTGTTATCAGTGTCGATCATGGCACGCTCGAACGCGATCATGGCATCATCGGAGTCAAGCCACGTCTTACGGTCGTGGGAGAACGTCACGGTACCCGACTGGTGGGCGGAGTGGTTGGCTTTGTTGATGATGATGGTCTGGCGACCGTTGGAAGTCTGCACGGGTTCCTCCGGTTCCGGGGTGCCCTCGCCTTCCTTCTGGTTGGTGATGGCAGCGGTGATGTCATCGAGAGCGGACTGCATGATGTCACCGATGGAATCAGTGAGCTGTTCCGCCTCGTCCGGGGTGAGTTTGAACTGGGCGATGGTACGCGCCAGTTTCTTCAGGAGTTCCGGGTTCATGGTGTCTCCATTCTTGTTGTTGCGGCTGTTGATTGCGGTGAAAGCGGCCCTTGGGTCGGCCCCACGATAGACGACGCTGATTTCCAGTAGTTCGCCATCGTGGATGATACCGTCCTTGCCGGGACGCTGGTTGAATTCAACGGTGATGCTGAAACTGTTGGTCAGGCATCCGTCGGCGGCAAGCTGGCGGATACGTTCGCCCTGATCTACCTCGCTGAGCTTCGCTTCGGCCATCATCCCATCATCGGTCATCCAAAGTCGGGTGATTGCACCCGCTTGGCATTCGATACTGGGCATGTGGTCGATCAGGAGCGGAAGAGATAGTTTGTCGGACTCGGTGAGATCGGACACCAGTTTCAGAGTGCCGTCGATTAACGGCGCTTTCAGTGTCTTCAAATCTACGGTGAGTCCGTCACACATCACTTTGCCGCTGTTGGCAAGGAAGGTGAGGGTACGACCATTGGTTTCTGGGGCACCGCTGTTGGCGAAGCTCTTACGAGTCTTCATTTTGGCCCTTTCAAATAGTAGGGTAGTGGTGCGGTCGAACGTCCTTAATGGGCTTAATGTTCTGACCCCCATAGTAGCACGATGCGATACACGTACAAGCCTTTGCAATTCGGGCACTTCAATGTAACCATTGTGTCACGGGCGCAGGAACCTAGATACCGTCCGCAGTGTTTGCAATGGATGTCGTAGATCATGATTCCACCACCTCGTAATCCTCGTAGCATCGGCAGTTGGGGTGTCCGTTCGGGGTTTGCATACTCTCGAAGTTATTCACATAGGTGCGGTCGCCGATCTCAACGCTGGCGTTTTCAGCCAGATACGTGTCATCCAATGCGATGCGGTTGCCTTCCATGTGTCGGCAGAATTCGCACACTTTGTCATCTCCGGAAGTACGCCATACTTTGTACAGTCGGACGCCGAGCGTTTCGCTGAGATTGCGGGCGCTGTACAAGCTGCCGAGCCGCTGGGATTGCACGGTTTCGCAGCGGGCAATCAGTTCGGCGTGATCGTTGCCCATGCGTTCGAGCTCGTCACGCAGGCGTTCGGCGTCCCACTGTTCCACGTCGGCACGGTTCAGGATTTCTAGGACGTTGTTCGTGATGGTCTTGCTGGTGGACTTGGCGATGCTCCGCAAGTGTTCCACGTAGGCTTCACGCACGGTGTCGGGGAGTTCAGTCCAGAAGTAGAGTTGCCGCCAATCATCGGCAGTGTAGTTCTCGACTTCCACGGCAATGGAGCTTTCGGGGTGGACTTCCGTCCACGCGGTAATGACCTGCTCCAACTCGTAGCCGGTACGGCGGGCGTAGGCGGCGAGGTTGGTCATCAGGTCGTCTTCCACGTCGTTAATCCACTGGTCGCCGATAGCTTCCAAATCATCGCGCAAACTGTTCTGAGAGCGACGGGCGAGCCTGATAACTCTGTCCACGTAGGTTCGAGTGGCGGGAAGGATGCGTTTCTCGGTTGCCGTTTCCTGCGGTTTGATATTACGGCTATACCGTTTTGCGGCTGTTGGGATAGTCAGCGTCGGAGCCTGCTGGTGCAGGTCAAGACGCTTGTACGAGTCGGGGAGTCCGAGCGCGTCCACGGCAGATTCCAGACTGGCACCCATATTCAGGAGCTGGGTGAGCGAGTCAATACGTACCTTCTGGGTGTCGGCCTGCACCTTCTCCATGTCGGTTTGGGACGGTAGATCAAGGTCGAACGTGATGCCATACCCAAGTCCGCCGGTGATGCGGTCAAGCTCAAACTGCCATTTATCCCACACCGTCATACACAGCGGCTTCAACGTGTTTTCGATAAACGCACGTTCGGCCTGTTCGGCGTTAGCGTAGGTTTGCCCGTTGTCGATGCCACGAATAATATCCGGGACAGCGAGCGCGTTCGATAGCCGGTTGTTTACCACGTCGTTCACGGTCTGCAAGTCCAGCGTGTTGTTACTCGATTGGAACGGTACCCATACGAGTTTGCTTGTGGTGCTGGGCTTATGGGTCATCGGGTCAACCGGAATCATGTTATAAACAATGCCGTTGTTGTTGCCTGCGCCACGGAATGTGCTTTCGAGACGGTCGCGGTTACGCTGGAAGTCCTCAGTGTTCTCCGACACGATGCCGAGCATTCCAGCCGGTACAGCGTTGTTGCCGAAAAAACCACGCTCATAGTCGGCGATCATATCGTCCACGTTCGCCCACTTCTTCACCGTCATGGCAGGAGCAATGCCGCGCGTCGGGTCGTTCGGATGCTGGCTGTAGCTGAGAGCGATGGTTTCGTCCCGGGAAAATTCGTAGACTCGTTCGCCGTCGCCCAAGTCCATCGTGACGCGATGATGCCAGTCCGAGCGAGAAGAATTGTACTGGCGGCTGTTCGACGGTAGCAGCGTATAGCCGATGATGTTGTCGGCTGTAATGTCTCCGCCCGGCCCGTTAGTCGTCCAGATAAGAATATCCAAGTGTGACTGGGTGAGGATGGTGGCGCAAACGATCTTGAGGAATTCCAAGCATGAATACGTGTCGTTTGGCGCGTAGAGCGCGGTCAACGGTGCGGGGGCCGGGTCGATACGCCGGTTGTCCGAGTCCACGGCGTAGGGGATTACCGTGCTGAACCGCTGAGCAATCGCGTTCACGTACGGGAACACGTTGTCGTAGGTGTCGTGCATGGGGATGGTGTTGCCGCCCATCGGCTGCCAAATGTTCCCGCCCATCGGTGTGGGGGACATACTGGGCGCATGGTTACGGTCGAACGCGCTCATAAAACCTTCACGGAGATTGTTCAGCAGGCTCACTTTTCCTCGATTCGTCATAAGACCCTGCGTCTAGTCTACCGGGTGCAACGCATAAACCTAGCAAACAGCAACGTCCCACGATGGAAGTTGCAGCGGCTTGTAGTAGGCGAGAAGGACGCTATCCGCTAGATCGGGGCTACCAGTCTGATTCTCTGTTTTGTAGTCTTTCTTCCGTTGCACTTCGCGTAGGTTTCTGTTGTTGATTGCCCATTCACGGGTGCTGAGTTCCTGAAACAGTTCGGCTCGGTGTTCCAGATTCGGGTTGATGGTGATTTCCGAAAGCTGTTCGGCAAACTCGAACCATAATTCCGAACTGACTGCCGGATAGCGGTCGGGATGCTTGGGCTTGGCTCCGAAGTTGACGCCGTTCACTGGTTGGTTTCGGCTGCGGAGAATGTCCGTTACTCCTCCGCCCACGCCGGTATCGTCCACGTTGATGATGCTTGGATGATGTGTTCCGGCAAGGGTTATTATGCGTTCCGCTGTTTCGACGAGACTGGTTTTGCTCCAGCTTACGAGGTCTACTAGGTGGCGTCCCTTTACGATGGCTACGGCGGTTCGGTCGGCTCCGTATCGGGCCACGTCAACGCCGAAGCTTACGCCGCCGTCTGTTTGAGGTTGGCGTTCGGTCGCGTCTGCGAGTTGCTGCCAGCTTATGATCTGGTTGATGGTTTTCTCGTATGGCATTCCCTCCCAGATGTGGGCGAAGTCTGGGTTGTTTCGTGATTCCTCGACCTGCTGTTTGATTTCCTCGGGAAGGATTCCGGCTTGTTCCGCGTCCCGCCATGTGGTGTGATGGTGGGTGGTGCGCTGTTGGGTGAGCTGGCTGGGGTGGGTGACGAAACGTGTGGTTATCGCATCCTCCGGGGTTAGGGGATTGCGGGTGAAGATAATGGTGCTGCCGTTCTTTCTAATGGTCGGCAGCAACACGTCTAGGCTATGGTCGGTGATGAACTGGGCTTCTTCTACCCAACACCTGTCCACACCCTCGACGCCTTTCAACGTGCTTTCGGGGTCTTCGTGCAAGCCTTTGAACCAGAACACACTGCCGTTGACGTGTGTTATTTGTTCGCGGGTGATGGTGAAGCCGGGAAGCTCATAGCGGCTGATGATATCCGCTAGGAGCTGTTTGACGCTTTCCTGAATGCTGTTCTGGAATTCACGGGTGCATAGGATGCGGGTGGGGTACATGCTGGCTTCGAGTGCTAGGGCTAGGGCTACGCTGGTGCTTTTTGCGCTTGAACGGCCTCCGCTGTAGTCGTAGTAGCGGTATGGCGGATTGTCACGGTCATGGAGGAAGAACAGTAGATCTTCGTATGCTTTGGGGATTACGAGGTTGAATGTTCCGTTTTGTTCCATAATGTGCGCGCGATTCTCAATAGTATGGTCTTCACCCGAGGGAACCCGAGCCTTATTGAGAATAGTAGGCTCGGGTTTGTTCACTTCACCGTAACGTTGATCGTAGGCGGCTCGTACATCTGAACCGTTTGGTCAACCTGCTGGCGTGGCATCCCCTCGGTACGGTTGGCAATGTCCTGATAGGCGCGGAATGCTTTCTCACCGTCCTTCTTCGATTCAAGTACACGGCGTAGGGCGATCTGTTCGGCTTGGGTCAGTTCGTCCATACGCTGCACCCACTCCGCGAGTTCCTCGTTCGTGAGTTCAAGGAATTGCTGGAGGTTGTATTTCACGCTGCCGCGTTTTGTCCATTTGCGGCTGCGGTCTTGTGGGCGTTCTTGGAATCCGCCTTTACCGGTTGGGTTGTTGACGCCGCCGGTGATTCTGCCGTGTGCGTCGCGGGTTACGTTGCTCATAAGGGGTATTTTATGCTTTCTTGGGTTTAGTTTGTGTGTTGTGTTGGTTGATGATGGTTTGTATTTCTTCTGGGGTGGTGTTGAGTAGGGTGGCGATGTATTCGGTGTTGTAGTGTTTGCGGTGCCATTGGAGGGCTAGTTCGGTTTTGTGTTGGCTGATGGGCATGATGGTTCCTTACGCGAGGATGTAGGTTATGAGTAGTTTGAGTAGGGCTATGGTGCCGGTGGTGATGAGTAGGACGGTTAGGGTGATGAGTAGGACGCCGAGAATGCGGCCTAGCTTGTAGCCGGGTGTGGTGTTGCGGAAGTAGTCGATTTCTGGTTTTTTTGGTTTCATTGGTTTGGCTTCCATGTGATTGTGAGGGATACGCCGGTTGTGGTGTTGTCGGCGTATCGTTTGTGGCTGGTTACGTCGGTTATCTGACAGTCGTCTCGCCAGATGTGTGTTTCGGTGATGGCGTCGTATAGGGCGCGTTGGAGTTTGTCTATGTCTGGTTTGACTGTGGGGTGTTTGCGTTTGTGGGGTGGGATGGTTTTGGGGCGTGGCAGGTAGAACGTGGTTTCTATTTTGATGTATGAGTTGGGTGGGATGGTTGGGTGTTTGTGGCTAAGGATGGTGTCGCGCACGTGGTCACGCCACGGGCGTTCCTTCTTGTCCATCGGTATGAGGCGTGTGACGGGTTTACCGGTGGTGCGGCTCCTGCCGGTGATTGGACGGTAGGAGCCTTTACTGGCGGGGATACCGGGAATGAACAGGCTGAACGAGAACGGTTCGCCGATCATTGGTTGACCTCCGCCAGATCGAACGTCGGTTGCGTTTCCGCTTTGAGTTTGAGCGTGCGCAGGATGTCGGCTCGGTTGCTTTGATGCTTGTATGCTAGTTGGTCTTGACCGACGTATTTGAAGCGTTGCCCGCAATTGTGGCAGAACAGCGGGTCGGGGTTGTTCTTGTAGATTTCGAGGATTCGTCGGTAATATTCGGTGTCGTTTTCGGGTTGTCCGTTGATGCAGCGTTGTGTGGTGTCTGGCCAGATCAACGCTCCGCATCGAGGGCAGTATGAGACGGGTGGGATACCGTCCACGGGTTTCGGGCTTGCGGTGATGAACTTCATGGGTGTCCAGAAGTCGCCGGTTTTGCTGAGCATGTCCCGGTAGGTTTTGACGAAGCCTATGAGATCGAACGATTCGGCTGTAAGGCAGCGTTCGAGGATGTTGAATTCGTCCATACTGTTGACGAACGCATGGCACTCCAGCAGGTAGAGTAGTGATACCGGGATACTGTTGAGTTCGTTCGCGTCCTCGTAGTCATAGAGGGTTATGGTGGTGTCTTCGCGTTC